GCACATCGCAAAACTCTGGGTTTATTCTTTGAGCAGGGGATCATTGGCCCCGTCTGACCTCTTCGTTGTACGCCTTCATTAGGGCATCACGCTTTTCCTTTTTAGCTTTGATGTCCTTCTCAGGAGCTTCCTTCTTGGCCAGCGCACGAATTTCTCTGTTCATCTTGGACACTTCATTTTCAACATAGTTAGCGCGGTTAATAAGCCTTACTGTCGCTTCTTTGTTTTCCTTGCGATAGTCATTCACATCACCCTTACGCTCTTTGATCCGTTTGATGGCACCCTCATGCTCAGCCATAGCCTTGACGTTCTTGTAGAAGCTGTCAGCAATAGCAGAGGAAGAGCCGGTTTCTCCATACAGCTTGCCGGCTATTGGGATTTGATAAGGTTCAATCTTATCTTCCGTACCAAGCTTGCCAACAAAACGCACAGCTTTTGTAATTTCACGGCCAACACCACCAGCATACTCGCGCGCGATGTAATCCAGCTGGTCAGCCGTGGGGCTTACATAACCAATGCCATCCTCACCGCCACCAGTGATGTAGTTCAGGCCGTAAGCCAGAGCTTTACTCAGCTTAGTGGCTGTATCTCGGCTGCGCTCCCAACCTGGAGTAGGAGTAGTTTCGCGGTTCTCGCGTGAGATTGGACGGCCAAACGCATCCTTATTAACATACAACGACACGATAGGATCGGCAATCGTAGGTGTAAAGAAGTTAGCTGGGCTACCAGCACCCAAAGGATTGAACATATCAAACACTTGGCCAATAATGCTTGTCATTGTCTTGGTCAGACTGCGGCGGCCCTTCATGCCACCATTGTTGATCAACACATATTCAGTCAACTCACGGCCAATGTTGGGGAACAAGTTCCAGCCCAAAGGCATAGGCACGATCAAGTACTTACCGCCGCCAGTTGGGATGATGATGTTCTTTTCTTTGAGGAAGTCTGGTGGTTCATCTCCGTCAAACCCAGCCATGGCCAACACAGCGGCCTGAATTGCACCAAGCAACATACCGCCAGCAATAATCTTCTTGCCAACGCCAGTCATTGTGATTTTGCCGTCTTTGTCTTGGAACATGACTTCCATCATGCGAGCTGTACCTTGGACGCGAGCATTGAAGAACGCAAACAAAGCATTTGCATTGGCTGTCATCTGACCTTTACGATTAAAGTTAACAGTCAGGTTCTTGGCCAAAGCGGCGGCACGTTGTGGGCTCATGCCTTTTTCTAAGCCAGCCTTGAATGCTGACAGACGCACGGCATTTTCCATGGTGTCGTTGTAGTCAGATAACCAGTTCATGGTTACATCAACAGCTTTACGCACGTTGCCGTGATCAAGTCTTTCTAATTCACGCTGAACCAATGTCTCTTTATCCTTGGCACGGCTGAACTGTTCACCATATCCAGTAGTACCACCGATCTCTCTAAATTGCTTCCACAAGTCAATCCACATCTGTTGTTCAGGTGAACTAACCTTGTTGTTACGCAAGTCGGTATAGATTGCTCGCATCGCTGGCATTGAACCCGACAAGACTTGTAACTTGCGGTCTGCAATCTCAGTACTAGACAAGTTGATCGTGCCACCAACAACGTCACGCGCAAAGTTCCATGCACCAAACACAGGGTTGTACTGGGTGTTCATGGCCGCAATCAGGCGAGTCACTTCAGCAACCGTGCTCAAAGCATCGCTCAGTTGGTTAGCATCCATGTTCTTCAAAGCTTCAGCCATACGCAAAGCGCTTGGATTACCAGCGTTAAAGAACACATATCGGTCTTTGCCATTGATACGCACAGGGAAGACGTTAGGAGAGTTACGCAACGCTGGGTTAACTCTGTAACGGATCAAGCCCGTAGTCTCGTCAATCATCGCAGTGCGAGGCTCTGCAAAGATGGCGTTAGCTTGCTCAATGGTCAGGCCAAAGCCTTCCATCTCTTCTTTAAGCTTTTTCTTGTTGCGGATAGCGTCAGGGTTAACAACCTTCCAGAAGTTTGGATTGGGGTTCTGGATGGCCAAAGCGTACAGAGCACGGCCAACCTTGGCCTTCTCGCCACGGATGATTGCCGCCTCACGCTGGAGAGCAACGTTATTAACAATGTCAACCACAGTCTTATATGAGCCTGCTGCCAACTTGCTGAATGATCCACGCACACCAAAGCCTTGGCCAAGGCCGGAGCTTGGGTTGACGTAGTCCAGCTCATCTGGGTCACGCTTCAAAGGCACATAGCCGGGAAGCTTGTCTCTCCAAGCCTGAATAGTCTCAGGAGTCTCAAGGCCGTAGTCAACTAACAGATCTTGAGTGCCCTCAACCCATCCATCAATGGTCTTGGCCAGCTCTTCAAACTGCTTTTTCTTCTCTGGGTATTTATTCAGATCATCAAAGAATTCTTTGATTTCGTCATCAAACATACCGGAGCCGCCGTCTGGAATGCTGGGGTTACGATCTGCAATCAGTTTGTTCCGAACACCAGCATGACGGGCGTGGAGGTAGGCTTCAAACTCACCCATGGAAACGCCCATCTCATCCATCTTCTTGATGAACGGACGCATTTCATTTTTGATAAAGTCCTCAGTCTTCGTGGACTTAGAGCTGTGGAACAGAGTTTCCTGCAAAGATGGATCGTGCTCATCTTGCAATGAGTCAATCTGGTTTTCAATCTGTTTGACCACCATCCGCATATCGGTGTGCTTGTCAACCACGCGATACTGGAAGTCTCTCAGCGTAGACTCAGGTGCGGCATCCCATGTGGCCAAAGAGCCAGGACCGCCCTTGTAGTTCAAGACCATGTTCCTCAAAGGCATGGTCATTTGGCTAACGTAGTTTGCAAGTACGTTATGACGAATGCGCTCACCCCTAGCGTTCATAAGATCGTTAAACACTTTGTGAACAACGCGCTTATTGTCAAAGCCAAAGATGTACTTTAGGCCTTCAAACAAACGCCTTGCCATCAAGACAAACTTATCCCAACCAGTGCCCAGCTTGCGAGCCATCAAAGGCTCAGCGTTAACCGCCCAGTACTCTGATGGGTTTACATACTGGTAGTAGTCCATGCTCGGCATGGCCTTAATCATGGCGTCATAAGCTTCCTGACTTGGGGATGCGTGGAAGTTCAGGACTGCCTCAAAGAATTCCTTACCTTTTGTGGTCTTCTCAGCTTTAATGGCCGCGCTGACGTTCTTTCTCCAGTCCTCAACCAAGGCAGTGATTGCCTCAAGAGACATCATTTGCTCAAGAGAGTGGGTGATCTCATGGCGAATTGTTTCTGGATTTGAGGTTCCTGTAGTGCCCTTGTACAAACGCACAATACGGGGCAGTGCAAAGAATTCTCCAGCAGCCATACTGTTCTGTGGTTGCTGTTTGACAGAGAACCGCAAGCCTTCCAAAACCTCTGGGAATTTTTTGTACAGGCGGTCAATGACGTCATACACATCATCAGTAATAACTCCAGCATCCCACGCTTTGGTAGCATCAGTGAAGAAGTTACCAGCTGTTGTACGCTTTGGCTTGGTGTCCTTAATAGCGTCCTTCAGATCTTTGGCAATCTCATCAATCTCATTGATCATCTGTTGCTCAGTCAGGCCAGCCTGACCCTTGGCAAACTTCTCAGTGATATAAGCCCGCTTCTGACGCAGTCTTGCGTACTCTTCAATCATTGCATCACGGTCTGTGTATGCGTTAATAGAAGTCTCAAGGCCGGGGCTAAAGAGGAAGTTCTCTTTTGAGCCGTAAGTAACGTTTTTACCCAACACCATGTTGCCAATCTGGATCACTTCTTGAGCGGCCACCACCGGTTGTGTGGTGTTCTTGTCGTAGAAATAAGAGTGGCGTGTTGGGTCTACACCGATCTGCACCCACTGAGGATCATTGAAAGCCTCTTGTGCTTCCTCAAATGCCTTCTCAGGGGTAGTCTCAACGTACTTACCTTCGATAGTCTGCAAAGCATCCTTGGCCGCACCGCCTGCGATCTTTAAGGCGCTACGCTCGTTTCCAAGGCCAAATGTGACATCACGCACCTTGGCCACGTTGGAGTAGCCAATAACCTTACCTGGGCCCGATTTGGTGCCTTTGCTGTGGATGCTAACAACATACACACCCTTGCGGTTAAACGCAGGGATGTCTAGACGCAGGCCAATCTCAACACCGGGCATGATCTCAGGGTCAATCTTCTCGCGCTTGACCTTGTCCAAAGCATCATAGACTTGCTCTTCTGTCGCTGGCGCTAGTGGTTTCTCAAGAGGCTTGATGGGCTTGTAGAAGTTAACCAGCGCATCGTATTCCTCTTTGGTCATCTCACCGGCCTGAACCAGTTGGGCGGCCATGGTCAACTCAGGCGAGCGTCCGGGAGGAAGCTTAGCAACATTGGCCAAAGGAGCAACAAACGGCTCTTTAGGCGCAAGCATTTCACGAGCTTTGTCTTTGTTGTTGAACGCAATCAAAGGCTCTTGACGCTCTTGCATCAGGTACTTGATAGCCTTATCTGACTTCATCTCATCATAGACAGTCGCATTCATCAGCGAACCAGTCTTGTAGAAGTCGCCTGTGAACTCTGTTAAACCCCTGTCTAAGAAGTAAGTACCGCCCTGACGCTTGGAGCTCGATGTCGTGTAAGTGAAGCGGCCGTTGCCATCGCTACGAATCTTCAGAGCACCATCGGTTGTGGAGATCATCGCGCCACGACCAAACTCCCTAAAGAACTGGTCAATCTCAGCCATGCTCTTGAATCTGACTGGAGCGTTCTTCTGCTCTTTCTCAAAGTCAAATGTGCGTGGCATCAAGATACCTTGGCCAGTCGTGCCATCGTCCTTTGTGTAGGAGATGATCTGACCCATGTTGTTAACTTCAGCAAAGCCAGCCAAGATGTTGCCAGTCACCATCCATCGCTTCTCACGGCGAACAGTAGCTCCCTTGTCGAACAGATCGAGCATGGGCATCCACTCGCCCTGCATAGTGTCTGGGTTCAACCAGTTAACATCGCGTCTTTCAGAGATCTCATAGACGCCACCGATCTGAGAGAAGCTCAGAGAAGTAGACTTGTCTTCGCCATCAGCCAATGCAATAGTCATCTTCCAGTCAGAGCCGGCCACAGGGTTCTTAGTCCTACCCTTGTTCTGCAAGTCAGTCACGACACCATTGAACAATGCACCCTTCTTGTTCTTCACCTGAACAGGTGAACCAACTGGGTAGTTGTCTAGGATTGTCTTGACTTGTAAATACTGGCTGTTAAGTTGGTTGCGGATTGTTTCAACCTTGGCATTGTCTGCCCCAGCGGCCACAGCGTCAGCAACCTTCTCAGTGCCGTATGCCTTGTACTTGTCAAAGATCTTCTGGAACAAATCCTTGGACAGCTGAGACGCTGTCATGCCGGCTTTGTCTAAACGTTCTTTGACTTGCTCTTGGACTTCTTGCTTAGAGTAAGGCTTGACCCTACGCTTAACGTCCACGCGCTCCATGAATGCTGGCTGTGCGAACACAGACGGGTCATCCTTGGCCTCAGTAATGGGCTTGGAGCTCAGTGTAATGGCGTCTAAGTCTTCAGCCTTGGCTTCCAACTTGTTGGAGCCCATGCTGTCTTCACGTTCAATCAGGTCGTTATAGCGGTCAACAATATCCTTGTACACCTCTTCCTGCACTTTGATCGGCAGGATTGGAATGTAGCCAGACACTTTGCGGATGTCTTCTTCATCAGCTTCGGACGGGTCTTCCATGATGTCAATCACTGCTTTACCACCCAGCTGTTCATAGACCTCTGGGTTATCACGCAAGTACTCTTGCATTACTTGGCCGCCGTAGTCGTTCATGAAGTCAACAGCACCTTCAGCTGTCACCGCAGACTTACGGGAAGCTGTGGTGTTAGCGTTCAGGGATGCCATCTTCTTAAGCAAGTTGGCAGCAGGGCGCATCTCAGCAGGGATGTCAGCCATCATCTGTGAGTACGCTGGCGGGATAACCTGGCCTGTGCGGTGTACACGGCCAAGCATCTGCATATGGGTGTCAATGTTCTTCTCAGCCTGAACAATGATCATGTGACGCTTGCGCTGGTCAATGAACTTCTTGTTGGCGTGTAAAGACAAACCAGTAGATCCGGCTTGGTTCAAGATCAACACATCAACTGAGCCGTTGTTAAAGCCTTTAACAGCTTTAATGCGGTCAGATGTCTTGGAGCTTCTGGACGCCAGCAAAGGCTTACCAGTTGAGTAGTTCAGGGTTACTGTACGGCCAGTGATCTCATCGGTCTTAAATCCAGCCTTACGCAACTCATTGTGCATATAGTCAATTGGAGAGATAGGAGCCGAGCCAAAGCCGGCATTCTCTACAAAGTCACGAATAGAAGCGTACTGATCAACCAATTCTGGACCCAGATCTTCGTCAGTCAGGCGGTACTCTTCTACTGTTCCATCAGGTTTCTTAATCTTAATAACACGTTGCTTTTCCAAATAACGCAGATACAAGTCGCTGAACGACAGGTTCATTGGATCACCAACGTTGATACCCATCTCGTCAGCGTAACTCTGCAAGAATGAGCCCATGGTATTGGAGACAGTCATCACAACCTTCTCACCAGCCTTCAGGCGCTCGATGGCGTGGTTGACAGAGTCTTGTGCCTTCAATGACAACAGCATCTGGTCAATCAAGTTGTGCATGATCGAGCCAAAGTTTGCACTCTGGATCTGCGTCTTTTCGCCAGCCACACTGACCTTGCCGCCCTTGCGGTCCAAGTCCTTCTGCATATCCTTGACAACAACCTCTTTAGCGCGTGAGAACTTCAGGATTTCACGCATGGACTCAGCCATGTTCTCGGCTGTTTGCTTGTCTACTTTGGTCAGCTGAGTGTCGTATGACACCCCTGCAAAGGTACGCTCACGGCGAATGTACTGGCCAGCCTTGGTCAGCATATTGGCCACAGTCTGCTGCATTGGGATGCCGCCTGACTTGATGGCTTCTGCCAATTCAGAAATGCTCTTGACGGCCAGCTTCATATCTGTGCTTGAGTACAGGTCCATGACGTCTGGACGCTTGGCGTATGTGGCAGATGAGAAGAAAGTACCTCCGGCATTCTTCACCAGATTGCGGATAAATCCTGCGCGGCCTTGGATTTCCTGTTGTTCTTCACCACTCTTACGTCCACCACCAGATCCACCAGCGTTATGGCTCTCGTCAAAGATCATGTAGTTACCAGCACCGAAGTGCCTTACGAACTTCTGACGCTCAACTTCCTTACCCTTTTTACTCTGCATTTGATGGTAAGTTGTGAAGATAACCTTGTAGTGGCCAAGATCGTTACTGACCATCATTTCCTTCATCAACTTAGCCACTTTTTGAACATCAGATGCTGGCGCGCGTAATGTCAGCTCAGTGGTAACAGTCTCACCCTTAACATTGCGAGACAGCTCATAAGGAACTTTCTCGGTTGCGTTGGTCATCAAGATCTTAGGTCTGGCTGTATCGAGCCCCAGCTCTTGCGTCATGCCAATATCATCCAAGTCTCGGATCATGTCAGCGAAAAGGTTAGGACGCTCAGTCAGGAAGATCGGGGTCTTGCCGTTAATCAAGGCGTACTTGATCATGGCGGCTACTACACGGCCTTTACCTACACCAGTCTGGTCGCCAATGATGAAACCTTTGCCAGTTTCAGCATTGCGAATGGCCATGGCCAAAGCATCTACTTGCTCAGCTGAGAAGCTATCACGCAGATCGTCAACGTCCATCTCTAGTGATTCAGCTACATAATCATCAATGTCACCAACTTCACTCTTGATCTTGTCAAGGGATTCTTTAATCGACTGATACATCGCACGGGGAGCCAATGTTCCCACTGCGTTAGCTTTAGACTCTGGCTCGTATGTAGCTTGGCCAGCAGTCTCTTGTTCTTGGTCAGCGCGTTTCTCTAGACTAGATCCGAGACGCTCACCTGAGACGAGGCCAACTCCACCCACTCCGCTAGGCTGACGCTCTCCAGCGCCTCCTTTGCCGGCTGGCTTTCCTCCCTCACCCTTGCCGGAAACTGGTTTTTCCTCTGGGCCACGTTTAGATTCGTCAGTAGGTCTAGGTTTCCCGTCACCAGTGACTCCCCCACTTGGTTCGCGTTGTCCACCTCCGGAAGTCCCAGCTTCCGACACGCTTGGTTTGCCGCCTCCAGAGGGTCTTCCTCCTTCAGTGCCAGCCACATCACTCGGTCTGCCAGCGCGTTCACCCAGTCCCGGCGCAGTAGGTCGCCCTTGGGCACCTTTACCGCTGTCAACTCCGGCGGCGCTACCATCTCCTGTGGATACCATGCGATCATTTAGTTTCTCCTTCAATTGTTCGTAAGATGTGATCAACTGAGGCAGATCAGCTGCCGGTAAATCACGCTTAGATTTGCCTACGCCATCAATGACAATGACGTCTACAGGGTACGTTGTGCCCTGCTTTGCATACATATTGCCGCCAGCTGTGAAGTGGTCAACAACGTTGTATTTGTTGTAGAGGTTGTAGTAGAACTCACGTTTAGCCTTACCGCGATAACCCTCACGGCGGCCTTCCTCTGTATTAGCCTGTACACCACCCAAGATCAAGACAGCTTTGCCGTCATCTTTCATACCCTCAAGGGAGTGCATTGCAATAGCGTGGTCGATGTCGCTGATGTTGCCAGCCTTACCAAAAGGCGGGTTCTCAATCACAACGTCAAAGTCAGCACCCTTTACATTAGAGTCAAGCGCGTTCTCGTTGCCAATCTCAGAGCCTTCCAAGATACGGCTAAGCATCTCAAAGCGGTCTGCGTTCAGCTCATTGGCAATGATGTTGTCTTCGGACGCACCAATCAACAGCATCCCGTTACCAGCTGTAGGCTCGTACACGACTGTGCTGTTATCAATACCGGCCAGCTCAGAGGCAATGAAAGCCAATGGTGCAGGGGTAGAGTAGGCTTGCTCAGCTACGCTTGTAGAACTGCGGCTACTGAGGTTTGGCTGGCGGTCATAGAGGTCTACCAACTGGTCAAAGATCTGTGCGCTTGTTAGCTCATCTTTACGGCCTGCATCAACGATACTGCGAGCGGCCATGACTACACCAGACTCGATAGCCTCATCAGCCATCTTAGATTCGCGGGTGCCTGGCTTAATGTCTTGGCCAGTCATCTCGGAAATCATCTTGCGAGCTTGCGTGATGTCTCGGAAGTCACCATTGTTAAGGAAGAAATCAGAGATGTTCAGAGCAACCTCAAACCTGTCGGACGCTCTGTTAATGTCCATGCCACCGGCTTCTTCGGGAGCCTCTTCTACAGCTTCCTCTGCTACAGCTTCTTCAGCAATATCTTCAATCTCTTCCATCGACTCAATGGCAATAACTTCCTTCTTGGAGCTCGCGCCTTGGTCTTGGTACTTGCCGGCCATACCGATGTAAGCACCTTGGAGCTGGTCGATATTGATCTCATCAGCAAAGTCATGTCCCAGCTTTGTGCGGATCAAGTCCATCACATAACGGGCGGCTTCTTTGAACTTGTAGTAACCCTTGCGGAATGCCGCATCCATCAATGTGGTCAGGATAGGCATGAGCTTTTGCTCATCCTCTGGCATCATGTTCAAGCGTGTGCCTTTTGTGATCAGCATAGACAGATCACCCAAGGCTTGCTCAATGTCCTGATCTGCCTGTTCTATCTTGGCCTTATCAATGTTCTGAGCCTCAAGCGCTTTTTGCTTGTCAGCTATAGCCTTTTCACGCTCTTTGTTTGTGATGGCGTTGGCTTTGTCTACAGCGGCCTGAAGGATACGGGCATCCTCAGAACCAGAAGCGCGTTGCTCGTCTGTTAACTTCTGGTTAAGTTTGTACAGCTCCGACACAAAACGCTTACCCATACGGGTGAATTGAGGCTTCTTGTTGGGGGTGTAAATAATCCCCTGACCTTTCATCCACCCTTCAGCTCGGGGGTCAGTCTTGTTACCCTTTTTGAGCTTGTCAATAGTCTCCATCGCTGTGGCAAGCGAAGGCATTGGCGAGTAAATGCCAATCTTGTTCTTCTTCATGTGCTGATTGATCTCGTCCAACAGCTCATTTCTAGCTTTACTTCTTTCATCAGACTCAGCAAACTCTTTTGCTAAACGCTCTTTATCTGCGGCAGCTTCTGCGTCTTTACGCTTCTTGCGCTCTTCAGGAGTCAAGCTTTTTTCAGCCTTGGCTTTCTCTTTGGCAATCTCAAGAGGGCGGTCAGCTGTGTTGCTACGCACTACGCGCTCAACAAAGTCTTTGAACTCTTTAGTGCCGGGTTTGCCGTCAAAGCGAACACCCAACGCTGAACGGAAACCAGTATCGCTGGCACCGGGGCCATACATACTGAACTGCCATTCATTATCATAATCAAGCCAACGGTCCACATTGACATTGATCTCACCATAGCCAAAGTCAAAGCTATAGTCGTAATCAATAGGCTCTTTGCTGACGTTTTCTATTTTTCTAGATCCACCATCGCCGGTGTTTTGGTCAATTAGTTGGACATTGTTTTTACCAACACTAATTGCAATTTTAGGTTCTGGATCACCCTTCTCATAAACCAAGTCACCAATCTTGATGCCTTTACTGTTAGCTACCTCTTCAACTGGGTGTCGATAATTAGGGTTCTGTAATTCTTTTTCAACATCAGCTTCAGGGTTAGCCGCTTTAATCTTTTTGTAGATCTCAATGGCCTTTTTATCCAGCTCATCAGGTACAAATGGTTTGCCCCGTAACGCTTCTCCGGTCTTGGAGATATTAACTGTGGTAGATGGAGCTGTTATCTCAGCATCACGCTCTAGTCGGCTTCTGGCCTCTTCAACCATCCTCTTCGCGGATGTGTCAAAGTCACCAAACTCCATGTCATTTTCAACATCCTGATTGATCATCTTGAGCGCTTGCTCATAAGTCAATGGCTTTTGTTTTCTGTTTTCGCGGCTCTGGTTCTCCAGTACCAAGAACTCTTGGACTTTAGGATTGACAGCTGGCGCGGCAGGCGTAACGGGTGCGGCTGGAGTAACAACTGGTTTGGGAGCAACCTTGGGCTTATTGGCTTCAAGGAACTTATCAACGACTTCGTCTACCTGATCCATGCTCATGGACTTACGAGCTGGCATTGGCTCACCGCGCTGCATAGCTTCAAGAATATCCATGCCTTGAGAGTTCTTGTATGCTTCTTCGGCCTGCTTAATAGTGTCCATCAGACGCTGGCCCAGAGGTGTCGTGTTCTTACCTTGGATAAGACCGTTCTCTGTCATCCATGTACGGGTTGCCTCTGGCAGTTTATCGGCAACACCTTGCCATCCATCAACGATGGCGTTGGCGATCTCAGGCGTACTTGGGCGCGTCTTGGCCGCTGGAGCTTCTGGCAGGGTTTCTTCAACTAACGCAGTAGATGGGGGTTGCTCTGTCGGAGCTTCAGCTACAGCAGGCTCTAAGGGTTTACCCACATTAACAGTGTTAATGTCAGCTTGGGTTGCGCCAAGTGCTTCATCAAGCATAGCTTGCAAATCTTGGGCTGGCGCTTCTTCGTCAATAGGTGCGGCAGGAGCTACCTCTTGGACAGGTTTTAAACTAGCTATGCCAGCTTCTGGAGCGGCAGGAGATACGGGTGCTACAGGGGTAGCTCCCTCGGCTGTAGCTGGTGGTTCTTGTGGATATATTGTCTTAAGAAGATCATCAAGCTCAGACATCTTTGCCTGAAGTTCTTGACGCTGTACATCCTGCTTTTCTTTTGTCCTGATGGCTTTATCTGCACCATAGACACGGCCAGCAGTAGTAGCCGCACCACCACCAATAGCACCAGCCGCTTCAGCTGCGGCGGCATTAAGGATTTTCTTAGCGTTTTCTTCAGTGAAATACTTATCAATCTCACCTTCACCAAAAGCGCCGGCAAGTTGAGTAGCTTCTTGAGCTCCACCAGTAATAAACTCTTCACCCATGCCTTTGGGTATTTCTTTAATGCCGGCTTTGAGTGCTTGCTTACGAGTTTCGCCTTTGACAACTTCACCCAATCCACGTTTGGCCAATGTAGCGGCTGGGCCTAAGACTGAGTCCAAAGCACCGCTAACAATACCAACGGCCAATGATGTATCGCCAGTCTTTTTAACGTAGTCAATAACCATAGCCGCACGTTCATTAGGCGTGAGCTCTGGTGCATTCTTAATTTTCTCTTGGAGGAACTCTAGTCGGTTGCCTATAGCTTCTCCAGTTCCCATGCCTATACCAAGCGCGGCAACACCAGCACCACCAGTTGTCGCGGCGGCAATCATGATTGGTGCTAGCTGTACGGCACCAGAGCCTACGTTGTAAGACAGCCAGTTGGCAAAGTCTTTAGCACCTTCAACATCTGTTAAGTCTGTTGTGCGGCCTTTGTATTTTTGAGCATCCTTTTGGTACTGATCAACAGTGGTCATAGCCGCTTTGACAAAGTCAGTACGGCGGCCAATCTCACCAACATTACGCTCGCGCATCTTTTCGCGCATAGCCGGGTCTGACGCAAAGTAGGCGCGTCCTAGACCACTGGTTTCATCTAAACCACGCAGTTGATCTGGGTTTGTTATTTGGCCAGTTTCAATCTTGTTAAATAGATCTTGACGCTGTTGAACAGTGCTCATGGCACCGATGTCTTTCATCAGGCCAGCATTTTCCCACATGGACTTCAAACCAATGACGCCAGCGCCAACGCCTTTGCTGAGCTCTTCGCCCATGGCTAACTCTGATGGAGGTTTTGGAATGCCGGGCTTTTGAAGCGATGCAATACCTTCTGATGGGGCACCAATGGCTCCCATAACTTGCTCTTCAGGGGAGAGCGTAGGCTCTGCTGGGGGCTTTGTCTTTAAGTATTCATCTGGGTTAAATGATGATGGTTTTTTAGCCAAATACGCATCAGGATCAAAAGCCATATTAGAACCCTAGTTTTGATTTAATTTCTTTAGATCTTGGATCTTTTGGATTAGCGTTAGCCCACTCAAGCGCTTCTTTGTCCTCGGAAGACATTCCTAATTTTTTCAAGAATCCGGGCTCAGTTGGCTTGTCCACTGCCTGTAATCTATCACGCTTTGTGGGTTTTGTGAGCTTTAAATCTGTAAACGCTGCATCTCTAATAGAGTCAAGAACATCCTGAATAGCATTAAATTCGGGATCTCCCGGATTAAAGTTTTCGCGTTTCTTCAATAGGCTCATGTATTCTGGATCTTTATTAAGGCGACCCATCACTGCAAGAATGTTTTTTTCTTCACCAGTAGGCCTGTTCTCACGCTCATACTTGGCACGTTCAGCGGCAATCGCTTGTTGCTCTCTCTGGTATTTTTCCACCGCTTTGTTGTGGCGCTCTTGCTCTGCACGTTGTCTTTGTGTAGCTTCCTGAGTAAGAACTTCTTTAGCACCCGTACCTTGCATCTCCACAATCTTGGCCTGACGAGCATTGACCTGTTCTTTTAGCTTCATTGCTTTATCAATATCACCTTCAGCATAGGCGCGTTGCATCTGCTCAATGTCTGATTGGAGCTTCATTGTCTCAATAGTCTGAGCGCGTTCCAGAGCTTGCTGTTTAGCCGCACGATCTTCAGACGCCATAGTCGCAGCGTTATAGGACTTACCAAATCCACCAAACGCCGCACCAAGACCCATGCCCTTTTGGCCACGGGTAGCTTCACCAGCGGCAATCAAAGCCTGTGACAAAGCGGCAAGACCTTGCCGGCCTTCACCCTCTTGGAACCGGCTACGCTGAGCTGTATTTTGAGCTTCAAGTTCAGTTGCCAGTTTGCCTAAAGCCTCACCGGGTAACTTATTAAGGATGCCAGCAAGCTCTGGTCGCTTAGCCAATACTTCAGCTCTAATTTCATCTCTGTTAATTGGCTGTGGCAAATTAGATTTACCCAACAGTTGATCTCTTAATATCTTATTGGCTAGTCCTACAGGTAACTTATCAGGACCAACATCTGCATCTGAATAAGTGCCAGACTCTTCAGAACTATATGGAGTACCTGGGGGTAACACTAACTGGTTGTTGTCTTCATCAGCAAATGCAACAATGCCACCGGGCGCGTAGTTGAACATATCAGGATCAACAGGCAAAGTAGCCAGTCCACCATCAGCCATGCCGGGAGCAGGAATACCGCCGGGCTGAGCCATTTGTTGTGGAGGCATCTTCTGAGCCATCGGAGGGTTCTGCATCTTAGGCATCTGAGGAGCCATCTGGGGCTGTGCGGCAGGCACTGGTTGAGGCATTCCTTCAGGGTTAATCCTCATGTTCATGCCCTGACCAATACCCGGCAAAGCCACTTGTTGGTTTAGTTCACTTTCAAGCTTTTCTTTCACAGAAGCATTAGGAGCCTGCGCCGCGCGTTGCTCCATGTTCTTTCGTCTGTTCATTTCACCCAAAGCCATGTACGGAGGTACCTCTGGGTTTTGCCCGTTAGCATAGGACATGATTGCCTGTGTAGGCAAATCCTTCAGATGTTCTTGAATTTGGATGAGGTTCATTTTATTTACTCAGGTACTTTCTGACCCACATTAAGGCCAAGAGCGCTTAACAATTCACCAACGTTTTTATATCCCAAAGCAGAAGCGGCGGCAGTACCACCTCCTAAAGCAGATAACAGAGCGCCTACACCAGTGATATTGGCGGGCGTATTTGTTACTGATCCTGTAGGCAATCCAGAAATCATGTCACGCTGGAACTGAACTTGTTGGAATGGATACTGACGCTGTTGGTTAAACTCAGCCAGATCAGCCGCAATACCTTCAGAAGTAATGCCGCGCTGTTGAGCACCAGCACCAAGTTGGGCATTAATATTGGCAAGATTGGTCTGGTTCTGAGTAGCACCCAAGTTACCTTGAGCTTGAGCCGCGCTAAGAGCTGTACTTAAACCAGCCAAACCTTGCTGCGCTCCAAACTGTTTAGACTGCTCAGAAGCCGCTTGTGCTGCTTGGCCATACTGCGCCGCTTGCTGTGCCGCAGTCATGCCCTGCTGAGCACCAAACTGGCGTGAAGCCTCACCCTGACGAGCCGCTTCCAAAGCCGCATTAATATTTCCCTGACCGGCAGTAAGTCCAGCAGATTGGTTAGCCAATGCCGCCTGAAGACCTTGTGCACCAGCTGTAGTAGCCGATTGCAATCCAAGGTTTGCACCAAATTGACGAGAAGCCTCACCAGCTTGTTGGCCGGCAAGACCGTACTGAGCCGCAGACTGAGCTCCGGTCATGGCTTGTTGTTGGTTGAACTGACGAGCGGCTTCTTGAGCTTGCTGTGCAGACATACCGTACTTGGCCATCATGTCTGCCGCAGTCATACTTTGGTTAGCACCGAACTGCTTAGACTGTTCTGTAGCCTGCTGAGCCTGCATATTGCGGGCTTGATCTTGGTTGTACTGACTCATAGCGTTTGTGTACGCTGTGTCGTAACCTTTGCCTGTTATATTAGCTAGGTTTGTACCAAGGTTACGCTGGTTCTCAGCGGCAAGAATAGCCGACCTACCACCACCATAAGCGCCAGCTCTTGTCATGGCCGCTTTGTTTGCTTGCTCAGAGATCTGGGATTGACGGCGGGCTTCTTCCAGTTGAGGGTTAAGAGATGCCTGCAAGTACGGGTTCATGTACTGCTGAGCTTGCTCTCCACCAAACGTGCCAGAGCTAAACGCCGTGTTCTGATACTGACCCGGAGCGTTAAATTGATTTGTGAAGTTAGTCGTGGCCGACTGTGTTGGTGCTTGAAACTGATTACCAAACGTGCCGGCTTGATATGCGCTAGGAGCATTGAACTGAGAAGATACAGTATTGGCGTTTAACTGGTTATATTGAGGACCACCAGAAGGCGTATACGCACCGGGCGCATTAAACTGGCTTGTAAACTGAGTTGGGGTATACCCCATGTTCTGAGCTTTGTTTGCAATATCACCAGCCGTGGTGGCCGCTTGACCAATACTAGCCGGAACTGTTAATGAGCCAATACCTTTGAACGCCTGATTTTGCAGATCAGAAGCGCCAGCAGTTAGCGGTCCTTTATATGCCTGATAGGGTGTCTCAGATAGGGCTTGAGCCTTGCCAAGGTAATTGGTAATGTAAGGAGCCGCCCAATCGGCTAGGCCTTGGGTGTTTGTCGATCCTGTGGGTAGAACTTCTCCGGCCATAACAGCTCCTTATGCGGGTAAATATTTGTGTGCTTTTGTGTCAGCAGCTACGTTCTTTGTTTTGCGGCGGGCTTTCTGGACACGATCCATCATCCCGTACAGTTTGTCAGCGCCAGACTTTGTGTCGCCGTTACCTAGTTCAGACACAATGCGCGCTGGTACAACAAACTCACCTGTGGCCAAGCGGGCTGGTTGTTTACCACCGATTGTCGCAGGAATTGAGTCAGATACACCATCGCCGGGACCACGCAATAGACGGCCACCATCTGAATAACCACCCAGATTAGACATACCACCACCGGCCAGTCCCATCAAACCACCTTCGGCCGCTTTGGCTGTGTAAGTTGTTGGTGAGAAGTAGTTAACACCACCAGCTCCGGGACGCGCCGCAGGAGCACCACCAACTGGAGCATATGGAAGTTGTGAGCGGTTAGCTTGCAAAGAAGGAATAGTCGCTCCAGATGAGCCACCTCCGCCTTTGTTATTCATCATTGCCATCATTGCCATCAAAGCCATGATCATGCCGGTGTTATTTGTTCCGGGTGATGTGCCTGGTTTGGCGGCGGCTTTGGTGGTAGATGCTTTTGCACCACTTCCGGCCGTAGCACCAGCCTTTTTCATGATCTCGGCGCCAGTCATTGTTTTTTGCGTATTGGGCAAATAACTTAAGTCAATTTCTTCACCTTTGTCATTAGTCCAAACGTTGGGTTTTGTTTGGCTATATTCCCACTTTGAGTTGGGGTCTAAGTTGCCAACATCAGCACCAAGAGGATTTGACAAACCACCAAGTTTATTTTGGACAAACTCACCAGTAAGTTCATTGTAATAACCTTGACTATTATCACCTTGACTGTCATCAAGAGGATTTAGTAAACCACCAAGTGGGTTTTGCACAAATTCACCAGTTATTTCATCATAGTAACCTTGATTATTTTTATCAGAGGTAAGTGAATTTATAGTATCTTGAATGTTTCCAGTTGTGCCGTCATCATTAATACTGGATGACAATGCTGATAAGTCAATGCCACCATCACCAGAAAACAAAGATGAAGCGTTACCAGAGGTTCCAGCATTTGCAATTTCATCGGCTATATTAATTCCATAGTCGCCAAAAATCTGGCTGTAGTCAATGTCATCCATGGCTTTATCCTTTCCAGTAGCGGGCTCAGCCGCAGTTTCGGTTTTAGTTCCCAGTGTATCTGTGACAGCCTTGTTTATCAAGTTATCAGTTGCTTGGGTTGATGTTTCTGTGGTAGACGTATCTTGTCCACCAGCACTTATTAAGTTCATTAGATTTTGGCTATCTAACTCACTTTTAGACAAGTCTTGTTTCCCATAATCTACTGTTGGACCAGTTTGACTTAATAGATTGGTAATGTCGGATTCATCACCACCAGCGCTAAGTAAATTCAAAACCTTTTGGCTAGTTAAATCTTCTTCAGACGCAGGCTTCTCATAACCAATCTGGTTTAAAATTTCATCGTTACTTGGGCCTACATCTGGTGTTGCTGGGCTAGACATCTTTGGCTCAATACCGGACATCATCTCTTCATATGTCTGTGGAGCTGGCTCTGCATTGCGCGCTTCAGCTATGGCACCACTGGCCACAGATGATGCTTTGCCTACTAAGGCATTCTGAATTGCCTGCTCAATAGGTGTGCCGGTAGCAACGGCCGAAATTAAGTTTGAAGCCATGTTCCTGTCTGATTTGGAAAGATCTTCCAATCCTGGAATATCACCAATTGCACTATTAACACCAGACCCTACAACATTACCTAGCAAGGCTTGGCCAAGGTCAGCTTTACCGCCGCTACCTACAAACTGCTGAGCAGTCTTAGCCGCAATGTCTGATCCCGTCTTACCAAGTAAGTCTGTAATACCACTTGACCCAGAGATCAAGTTACCGGCCTGTCCACCCAAATAAGACAGGGCTGTACCTTTGACAATATCGCCAAGGTTGCCACCGGCCAGTAATTGGATGCCAGCATTGGCCGCTAGTTGGGCAGGCAAAGACAATCCACCAGTAGCCGCCGCAATAGCAATCTGACCAAGCGGCCCAAGATCTTTCATGATATTGGCTAGGTCATTAGAAGACGCACCTTGCGTATAGAAAATTGGATTACCCTGAGAATCAAACTGAACGCCATAGCCAGTATTACCTTTGCCGGAGAACGTTCCTCCAAAGAAGTTACCAGTCTGGCGTTCGCTGTAAGTATTGGGTACTTCTTGACCAGTTACTTTATTGCCATACGTTGTAACTGTTTGCTCTGGAACATTTACTGTTCCTTGCTCAGTTTCGTAGGAATAACCGGGGATTGTTTTTGTGATTTTCCCAAACTCTTTAATGTCTGTAATGCCAATGCCGGCCAGAATCTTTGCCATGTCTTCGGCGTTCTTTTCGGCTGAGCCAAAACCCTCACCAGACCATTTGCTAGACAAACCTTGGCCAAGGATTTGCTGAGACAAAGCATTAATAGTCTCAGGAGATGGACCTGTGGGTTGAACTGGTTGAGGCGTTGGTTGAGGAGTTTGTTGAGCAATTGCTTGTTGTTGAGCTAAAGACGGTAAACCAAACACACCGGCCGGCTCAACAGCTTGTTGCTCAATAACAGGAGCTGGCGAGACTGGTTCAATAGGCTGTACAGGCTGAACGATTGGCTGAGTAGACTCTTGAATTGCTGGCTGAACAATAGGCTGTACAACCTGTTCCGGAGCAACGGGCTGGACTACCGGTTGAGCTGTTGGTTGAATAGGTTGAACTATAGGCTGAGCTATTGGTTGCTGAAAAGGTAAAGACGTAATTCCAGAAGGAATGAAGTTATCAAATTCATCCCCACCAAAACCACCAGTGTCCTCATAGTTCATGAGGTAGTTTTTGTCTCTTCGGATTGCCATTATCCAACCTTCCAATTCGTGCCATCTGAATATACAGGCACAGCAACTGCACCGCCAGTCACAACGGTTGCACCAAACACGGGAGCCAAAGCATCAGTAACAAAAGACCTAGCGCCCTTACCAGCAACAGACGCAAATGGTAGGGTGGCTACTGTGTAATTAGTTAATGGTGGTTGAATAGCGCCCGAATCAAGCTGGTCAATTATGTTCTGTAACCGGTTAAAGTACAGACGCAAAATGTTATTCAGCTGATTCTGGTACTGCTCATTGTATGCTGGCGTTGCAAATGGCAAAGCAGGCGGCGTGACCTTCTGAAGCTCGTACTCGGACGTAATAATAACGCTCATGAGTTACCCCTACGGCCATCTTGGCGGATGTCTAAACGAGGAGAACCCAACTGCCATGTGCACCCAATCTGGTTTGACTCCAGCTTAAGAATCATCTGGCGGCCACGCACCCGAATGTAGACCTGACCCGTAAATTTCTCAATTGGAACTGTAGCCGTGCGAACAATCGTGGCGTCAGAGTTGCCTCCCAAAGAGATGGGATTGTTGTACCCAGAGCCAGAGTTCTGCATGGGGATTAGCGTCATGGTGACTTGAGGAGACTCAATATTAGATCCTCGGAACGTAATGTCAGGCAATATACGCCAGACAAACCCAAACTTATCGCCGTCATCAATGTCAAATTCTGCGGTTTCAATAATGGCATTAATTGGCAGAGTGGTGCCAGTAGCATTATCGTCAACCCCATTTTCATGGTAAACAATGTTTCCTGTAGTGTTTGGCTGATACGTAGCCGCCATCGGATAATTACGCAAACCTGAATCAAGCCAAGCCGTGCGGGCCATTGTGCCATACGCCCAAACATCTTCTGCGTAGTTATACGTAACGTACCGATCAATGGTAAATGAATTTGCTGAACAGTAGAAGAACCAGACTTCGTTAAAGCCTTCGTTGGTAGACGCAAATATTTGAGCAGCCTGATCTAAGTTAATGTCTTCGTAGATGAACTGACGCAGATCACATCGCAAAGTCTGTGTACGGCCATCGTATTTGTAGAACTTATCAATACCCATCCAGTACGTTACGCCAGAAGCAATAGCCGCCGCATTTGGCCCAGCAATAGACAAGTTATCACCCAATAGTTGGCTACCCCACACAGCTGGTGGGCCTTGGTATTGCATTGAATAAAGGGATGAGTCCGTCCAAACCAATATCTCTTGGCGGGACTGTAGTGCGGTAACAATCTTAGAACCATGCGAAAGCTGTAAGCTACCCGCTTGATTTGTAGAGGCTGGAAACCATTCAAGGTAATCTTCTTGGTCAGACCAACGGATTAACATTGGGTTTTGTGTAGCGGTTGCGTAATCATTGCACCCAAACGCAAACGTAAACCTTGAGGCGTCAGAGATAAGGATGAAGTTCTGAACTGTCGGAACATAGCTAGCTCCGGACAAACTGGAAATTAAAACACCCCGTGTAGTTAAAGACGTATTGGCTTTCCAGATATAGATGCCGCCGCCGTTTGGTGCAAAGATTAAATCCTCACCAAAGTTGGCTTGACTCCAGATACGCATAAAGTTGGTAGACGCTGTACCAATACCCCATGTGCCAGAACCCCAAGCACCAGCCCCCCATCCGACCAAAGGAATAGCGTAAGCAGTTCCAACGTTAATTTGATATGCCGCCACCACAGAAGCGCCACCGCCAGTTGCAGTAGAAGTTGCAGCTGTTGCCGCAGTAATTGTGTAGGTTGTCGTGGACGTACCGATTGTTGTGAGCTGATACTCACCGTTTAAAGTAAGCCCACCTACAGCTGTAGCACCGCTAAACGTTACAAAGTCGCCATTAACATAGCCGCCAGCCGCATCAGTAACGGTAACTGTAGTAGATAGATTGGTTGTGGCAAAGGGGTTGTTTGCAAGGGTAGCCGGTGGCACTACACGCAAGGGGGTAATGTCGTTATATGCACCACCAGACTCAATGTAAAACTTAAGGTTAGTACCTACACCAAGCAAATTCTGGCCGCCCAGAGTTACCCAGTTCCACAGAGATCTGCACACGCCCAAAAATGTTGTTGCAGAAATGCGTTGCCAGCCGCCAATCTTCTCTGGCGTACCCTGACGAAACCGAACCTTATCGGATACATACCAGCCATTCTCGTTGGTATAGCGGGTGTTTTCTTTGTTTACACCAGCTTTGAGAGTTAGTTTTTTGAGCGGCATGGGCTACCTTTTATTTACTGGCAACGCCTTTGGTCTTCTCAAAAGAACGCATACCGGCAATGCCCAAGATACCTGATAATATCACCCAAAGTTGGTCTGCGTCTAGTACTGGCGGAGGATCCATACCAACAGGAACCCAGCCCATAGCTTGCAAGTATTTCCATGCCCACTGGAACAGCGGATAGAGCAGGAACTGATACCCCATAGCCGCTACGCCAATCCATCCAATAGCTGGTCGCCAGCCAGAAACAAACACACTGGATGATGCAGCTTCAATCTTGTTGACCTCAATCTGAGCTAGGTTTGTAGCTTGATCTATTTTCTTTTCTTCAAGATCAAGCTTACGCTGCTCAACCTCCATCTCCATGCGTTCTTTGTCGGTGGTAATCAGGTCGCCCGCAACCTTGCCTACAGCTTCAATAATTGATCCAACGCCTAGTAAGCTCATGCTAGACCTTTCAAAGTGCGGTTAATCCAGCCCTTGAGGAACTTAACCTGTACGGGATTCTTGTTGCATATCTCAACATAACGGGCAATCTTTGCCAAGGCGTAGGACTCTTTGAACCGCTGGCCGTCTGTGATTTGATTGAGTTTCTCTACAGTCTTAGCACCAATACCGCCATCTGGCGTAGCGCCAATTACAAGCTGAGCGAGCTTCACAGCCATGCCCATGCCTGCGTTTACACCAAAATTAAAGATGGTGTTGGCTACCTCTTGGTTTGAAATCTCGTTACCACGCATCTTGTCCCAGAACTCCACACGGTAGAACTCACGCACCATAGGGGTCAGGGAGCCACCAAATTCCTTCTTGTCTACAAGCGCCCAGCCATTCCACTGCGGGTTCTTGTTACGGGCAATACCAGCATAGGTCATGCCTCCGGTATCTCCGGGTACTTCGTGAAGAACGTAGCCGCCCTCATCTTTAATCATTTGTTCAAAAGCTGGTTCAAACTGTGCCATTACTGTTTACTCCTTGAAAGCATGGTTGCTGCAATTTCCATCATGGTTCTTGCCACCTCAATATCGGCGGGTTCATTATCCCACCCCACAGTAATCTGGCCTACGAATCTGCTCGGATCAGGTGGAACGCTGATTCGGCAAGTATATGTAACTCCCTTAGCGATGTACCACAATCCCATCTCGGATTGCGCTGCACGGTAATGCCCGCAAGGTATCTCACTAGCCATCAACTTGACCACATCTGCGTTGTTGAGTGCGTTCTGGGTAAACAGCCCCACATCCAGTCCATCGTTAGTTTTGTCTCGGCCTTCTTTGGTGTAAGCACGGTACAGCACTCTGGTTCCAAACATGGGGTTCACTTTAAACACAGCAACAATGGTAGCGTTGGTGGTTTTGAACAGGTGGGAAGCCGCGTCTTCTACCCTGTCCTCAACAATGCTTGGCATTCGTTTGGACTCTTTGTACGCGCCCATCAGCAGTTCTTGGTTTTGCCAAACAAAGTACCCACAGAAGGCAAACACCGCCATAAGGATTAGCGCGAACAGCTTGAACGGGCTATCCACATAGGACAGCACCTTGCTCAATACGTCTGATGGCTTTTCTTCACTCATAGTCCAAACATCCCTAGTAATTTCTTGGCAACATCGTCAGGTAGGAACCGGAGCAGTCCAAGCACCCACCAAGCAATACACAGCCTAATGAAGACTTTAAAGAACAGTTCAGCTTGTTTTTGGTACTCATTCACCGCCCACACCTTGTCTTAGCGCACAGATCGGTAATCTCAGTAATCCCCCAACCAATAGCACCAACGAGCATCACAAGCACCACAATACCAACTGCCCATTCCATCTGTTCTTGCTGGGCTTCCTGCTGGCGCTTCTCTTCTTCCTTGGCCTTGCGAACCGCTACCGCATCGTCCCTGTCCATCTCAGCGGCTCTGGCCTTAATCTTGTTCCATACGTCCACGTTGCCAGACTGCATATAGAGCAGTTGAAGCTCAGCCTCCAGTTTGGCCGTTTGCATCAACGCTGTCTCAATCTGCAATGACAAAGCAAAGTTGGACTTATTGCCCGACCGCTTAGCCTCAACCATCGCTTTGGTGGCTTGGCTCTTTGCATCAAAAAGCTTGCCCAGCATGGGCGCTAGGCCACCTAGATCGTTAGCCACCTTTGCGGCTTTACGAACTAATCCTATTGCGCTCTGTAGCCCTTCAAGAGCCGTGATCGGATCCAACATTATTTGCGTTCAACTTTCCGCCACTCTAGGCAAACAACCTTTCGGTTGTAAACATCACCTGTCCATGCCCAACGGACGCAACGATACTCAGACTCCGCACCCGATACAAACACCAGCGACAGCAATAGAAGGAAACGCATAGGGCGGGCTTTCACCGCCCCAGACCATTACTTTGGCTCTACGTCAGACACGGCCTCTTCAGGCTGTGCGGCTAACGCTTGCTTCAGTAACTCAAAGAAGGCGTTGCGGCCTACTTGGAGCTGATCTACATTGAATCGTGCTGAGTCCAATTTGCGATCCAAATCTGCGACATGATTCAGTAGCGTCTGCTGCTGGGGTGTCAGGTCTTCAAACTGGTGCTCAACGCCATCGATTGTCACAGGGGTCTTTTCATTTTTTCCCATGATGTTTCCTTTAATGTGCTGCCAAGGTCGGGTGGCAGCTTCCCGTTAACTTAGGGTGTGGCCCAAGGCAAAGCTGTATCGGCAGGGCTGACAGGTGGTGTAATCATGCTGTCGATTTGTCCCTGCACACAGGCTTGTGCGCTTGCAATCTGCTCGGCAGGAATCCAACCAATGACGGTGGCTTCTGTCAGGCTGGCGTAGGGGATAAATGCACCCTCTTGGTCAGCAGAGTTAAACTGCGTGTTGCCACCGATAGAGGCGGTGTTAGCGCCATCTACGCCTGTGACTTCCCACACAGCATTGACCACATAGTTAGGGTCAGGCTGTTGCAGGGTGTACATTGCTGTGATGCGGGTTGTAAAAGTGGTCATGATTTACCTTTCAGTTTAAAGATTAGCGGCATCCAAACGTGCCTTGAGGGATTCAATGATTACTTGTTGTTCTTGGATGGCTTTGATGCACAAAGAAACCATATTTCCATAAGCCAAAGCGTCTGGTGTTCCATCGTCAGCATATTGAACAAACTCAGTCAATCCTGCTGCGTGTACTTCTTCAGCAATCAAGCCGCCATAAACAATGCCAGCCTCATTTTCGTTTTTGCTTTCGTAAGTAACAGGACGCAACTGAAGAACATCAGCAAGTCCATGCACAGCAACTTGAACATTTTGTTTGTATTTCAACGATGAAGTTGAACGATAGAAGCCGCCATCTGAACCAACAACCATATTGGCAGAAGCGCCGCCTGTTATGTTGTAAACGCCTTGACTATAAATGCGTTGGTTGTTGTCGGCTTGTTGAACAATATTCCCAGTATTATCTATGTAAACCCGTGGATTCCCATCCCCATCAGACAGCACGATGTAGTTGCTTGATGTGCGAATGTCTAGGCCACCTATGTTGCCGTTGTACGCACCAATGATGGTGTTCTTTGCGCCTGTGGTGACTTGTGCGCCAGCGGCATAAGATTGACCAGCACCAATAAAAGTATTGCTATGTCCAGTTGTTAAACTGTATCCAGTTTGGTAGCCCACACAAGTATTAGCCGCAGTAGCCGCAGATACAGCAGATGTATAACCAGCTTGATATCCAATAAAGGTGTTGTAAGCACCAGTCGTGTTTGTATACCCCGCCTGAAAACCTAAAGCAGTATTGTTAGATGCTGTGGTGTTGGAGCGAAGCGATTGATGTCCGACAGCCGTATTGTAAGACGCTGTGGTATTGAGTAGTAGTGCCTCGCGACCAATCGCCGTATTAGAACTTCCTGTTGTGGTCTCCTGTGCGGCGGATGTACCAAACGCAGAGTTTGAAGCACCTGTGCTGTTGTAGTACAGAGTGTTTTCGCCAGTTCCTGTGTTACCCGAACCCGTTGTATTCGATTTTAGTGAACTAGTCCCAACTGCAACAAGACTTGAACCTGTTGTATTACTGTACGCCGCCTGATAACCCACAGCCACGTTGTTGGATGCCGTGGTATTGGAAGCTAAAGCCGCCTCGCCAACAGCGGTGTTTTGATTGCCAGTTGTGTTTGTTGTAAGAGCGCCATTACCAATAGCAACGCCAGATACACCAGTTGATGTATTTCTAGCGGCTTGATGTCCAACAGCAACCAAATAACCGCCAGTAGAAGCATAACCAGCTTGATAGCCAATAAGCGTTAATTGAGTGGCAACAGTATTGTTATACCCCGCCTGATAACCTACAGCAGTGTTGTTTGATGCTGTGGTGTTGCTTTGCAAAGCACGATTGCCGTAAGCAGTGTTGTTATTGCCGGTGGTATTGCTCAACAAAGTCAAAAATCCAACCGCAGAGTTTTCACTGCCTGTTGTGTTTGAAGCCAAAGCCGATGAGCCAAAAGCGTTGTTTTGTGCGCCAGTGGTGTTTGAGTACATCGTTGAACTTGCAAATCCAAGGGTAGAAGAACCCATTGCCGTGTTGTTTGCACCTGTAGTATTCAAGTACAAAACCTGAGTACCAACAGCAGTGTTAGTGCTTGCTGTCGTATTGTTGTAAAGCGCCGCAACACCTACTGCGGTGTTAGCGCCTCCAGTTGTATTTGTCGCCAAAGCACCAATGCCAAAAGCGGCGTTGTCAGTTCCTGTCGTGTTTGCAGACAGTGCGGCGTTGTAGTTGGTGTCATCACCACCGCCCACGGCTGTATTTCGAGCGCCTGTATTTACAGCAAGCGCACGATAACCAACGGCTGTAATACCAATTGCGGTTGTACTTGCGGCGGCGGCATTGACGCCTATGGCGGTGTTTTTAGACGCCGTGGTGTTGGCAGTAAGAGCGCCGTACCCAATAGCGACATTGCTTGCGCCAGTCGTATTTGCGTATAGAGCCGTAACACCTACCGCAGTGTTGGTAGAGCCAGTCGTATTGCTATACCCAGCCTGATAACCTACAGCAGTGTTGTAGGATGCTGTGGTGTTGGCTTGTAGCGTTTCATGGCCGATAGCCACGTTGTAACTTCCAGTTGAATTGGCATACAAAGCCGCAACACCGCCAGCAAAGTTTCTTGTGCCAGTCGTGTTGCTATATGCGGCTTGATAACCAATAGCGGTATTTTGTGATGCTGTGGTGTTGGCGTTAAGCGCTTGACGACCAATAGCTGTGTTGTTTGAGCCAGTGGTGTTTGTATATAGCGTGTTGTCCCCCACAGCAACGTTTAGTGTGCCAGTTGTGTTGCTATAAGCAGCGGCAGTTCCTACGGCAGTATTAGAAGCGCCAGTAGTGTTGCTGTATAAAGATAAAGAGCCAATTGCTGTTGTCTGTGCCGCAGTATTGGCATAAGCCGATTGATACCCAACAGCCACATTGTTTGATGCTGTGGTGTTGGCTCTTAATGCTTCTGAACCAATAGCCGTATTGGATGAACCAGTAGTATTTAGCTGTAGAGCGCCATAAACAGCGCCCCCACCACTGCCTAATGCCACATTGTTATTACCGGTTGTGTTTGCATACAGGGCCAAACCACCAACAGCCGCATTGTATTGACCGCCAGCAGAACTATATAAAGCCCTGTCACCAATAGCAGTTAAAGCTATTCCTGTTGTATTGGTATAAGCCGCTTGATAGCCTATTGCAGTATTAGCAGATGCCGCACCCCCAGCCGTAGTGTTTGAATAAGCGGCTTGGTATCCAACGGCTGTGTTGTTAGAGGCTGTGGTGTTGTTTTGAAGCGAACCATAACCCAAGCCAGTATTGTTAGCGCCTGTGGTATTGGTGTACAGGGCATTGATGCCAAGCGCCAAATTGTTTGCGCCAGTAGTGTTGCTATACAAAGCGTAATTACCAACAGCAATACCACCAGATGCTGTTGTGTTTGAACGCAAAGTATCGCGACCAATTGCGGTGTTATCTGTGCCGCTGGTGTTTACTAGCAGTGCGTTATATCCAATTGCAGTATGGCTTGTGCCAGTATTTGATCCAGCTAAAGCGGCATTACCAACCGCAGTATTGGTAGACACAGCACCTGCGCCACGACCTACTGTAATACCGTAAACAGTCAGGTCAGTACCAGAGTACAGAAGGTTGGCAGAGTCAGTCTCAAGACCGCCAGTGGTGGAATACACCACACGACCAGATGTCAGGCCGGTATTGGTAATAGACGTAAACACGCCCGCACCAGAGGTATTACTCACCTTCACAAAGTCAGAGCCGTTCCATGCACAAACAGCAGACTCACCAGCGACAATCGTCACGCCAGTCGTTGGGCCAGCACCGACCAACTTGACAGAGTAGCCGCCTGTGGTGGCGTTGATAACCGTATAAACCTTTGACTGCGCAGGAGCTGTAACCGTACGCAATGCCGTACGCGCACCGGAGAAGAGCAGAATGGCTTCACGGGCCGTATTAGCCGCGCCTGTGGTTGTGGTCAGTGTGACATCAGTATCAGTGCTGACGTTAGTCGTACCGGCAATAGAAGAGTCAAGCAGCGATGTAATGCTGTTGTTGACAATATCACCCCATGTACCGCTCAGTTCGCCTGTGACTGGGAGGGCTAACCCCAAGAGTGATGTGTATGCTGTAGTCATTTAATGCTCCTAATTCGTGTCGATCTGTGTCCATCCAGCACTCTGGACGTCATTAATCTGTGTCCAGCCTGGAGACTGAACGTTGTTGATATTTTGCCAGTTTGCAGTCTGCGTGTCATCAATAATTTCCCACAAAGGCCGTCCCATTACTAAATCAGATATTGTCGCCAATTCAACCACAGAAGCCATGAATTGCGCTACCGCCGCATCAACATCTGACACCGTAGCAGACTCTGAAATAACACCGCTAAATGTAACCCCAGCACTCACAGTCTCACTGCCTGTCGCTGTCTCGCTAACAGAAGCATTGACCGATGTATTTGCGTCTACGCTGTCAGTTCCTGTCGCTGTTTCAACAATAAACGCTAAGAACGTAAACGCTGAACTTGTTGCATCCGTGCCAGTTGCTGACTCAAGTATCTGACCCAAGAAATTAGCAAATGCCGCAGTGGAATCTGACCCAGTAGCAATCTCGCTAACTGATACCCCATATGTTGGGATGGCACTAATCGCATCACTACCTGTCGCTGACTCACTAACCGCAGTTCCAAACGTTGCCGTTGCACTTATTGCGTCTGTACCTGTACTTGTCTCACTAACCGCCGCACCGAACGTAGACAGTGCACTAATAGCATCCGATCCTGTGGCAGTCTCACTGACCGCCGCCAGAACACTAACAACTGAAGAAGGGGCATCTGTCCCTGTCGCAGTTTCAGCAACACTCCGGTCATAGACTGAATCACCCCAGCCAGCCTGACCCCATGCGCCAGAACTCCAGCCGCCTTCAGCCATTTAGACCTCAAGCAGCCAAACTGAACGTATACGTTACAGAGATAATGTCGCCAGATACCACTGAGCGATCACCGGGCGAACTAAAGTCAGACGCAGAGAACAACGTGCCAGTCGTACCACTCTTAGCACTACCGCTCGTCAGAAACGCACCGCCAACAGTTGATGTAGCATTGATGTTAAACGTAGCAGGCGAGGCCGCATTTGTCACCACAGAAGGATTCGCAGTAGTTGCTGTTACAAAAGTAGCGGCTACACGAGTTGAATTGCTGTACGGCACAACCTCAGTCCAGCCAGCGTGAGAAGACATAGTGTCACCAGCCGCAGGCGTATTAGAAGCGCCAGCACCGTACAAACCAATGTACCAAGTGGTAATCTGGGCTACTGAAGTCAAAGCAGTTCCGGCCATGTAAGCCAGACCAGCGTTAACTACCAAGTTCTTTGACTCAGCAGACCACTTCAAATTGCCGTCTTTATCATGGCATTTAACGTGGTAAACACCGGTAGCTTTGGCTTGCTCGCCTGACTGGGTGCCAGCAATAAGACCGCTAGAAATATGGTCAGTTACTTTAAGTTTCTCTGTGGTCATATTGACTCCTTAATTAGAAGAACGAATTAACGCCGCCGATGCCGTATTGGCTGGCATTGTGATTGTGAAAGTGGTTGTTGATGTCTTATCAGATCCAAAGTCCAACACGGCAATAGCTTTATTACCCTGCGTCACGTTATAAATCAAAGCACACCTAGCTGTTAATGCCGCCGTCCACGATATATTGGGAAACCCAACATAAGCCGTAAACCCAGAGGAATTAACAGTAACAGGCGTCAATATAGATCCACCAGCTGTATATCCAGTAGCCACAACTTCATTCGTAGAAGAGTAAACAGTAGTCGCCTCATTTAAATTGGCGCTGGCCGTATACAAGGCAATTTTGATTACATCAGTTGTAAGATCATGAATGCCCTGATACAGCTCGGCTTTAAAACTGGTTGTTTGGGTTTGAACAATACTCATGATACAGACAACCTAACTTGTCCATCCCTGTACGCATCAGCACGTTGCTTACCGTCCGATAGATTTTTGTACAAAGCAATAGCTTGAACGTAACGACTTTGAGCAAGTTGAACCATATCTGTCTCACCCTTCATGTACATATACGCTTCGCAAATCGTACCGTACAAGAGCACAGAATCAAAGTTATCACCCAACCATGTAGTACCAGCAGTAACAATAGACTCAGGATAGTAGTTGTAATGAAGCTCTGCGTTGTAGGCGGCGGCAGGCGTAGGACCAACAATAAACGTTAACTCGTTTACATCGTCCGAGCGGGGACCAAAGATTGCATAGTGTTTAGGCTCACTTAACTGAGCTGTCAAAGGATATGCTTCACGAATGAAGTTCACATCTTTGTTAAGCAAATACAAATAGTCGCCTTGGAACACCACAGAGCCAGATACAGTTCCGACATTAACAGTTGTTAATGTGACCGTTGTTCCTGAAATGCTACGCACTTGAGCGTTAGTACCAATACCAGTACCTGTAACCTGTTGGTTTACAGCAATACCTGTAGTACTTGCTACAACAATTGTTTTTTGACCGGCCGTACCAGTCGCAGTCGTAGTATTGTATGGATACACAGCAAGGCTATATACCGACAAGAAATCAGATGGGCACTGAAGATACTTGTTGGCCGTAGTCAAAAAACCTGTCACATTCTTCCGCAAATTAGCAGGCTGCGCACTGTTATAAATGCGTTGCTCCGCTTGACGGATGAACGTATTCATGTCGTCAGTTGGGAATGAGTTCTCGCAGTAGTTGCTTACCTCAGTGACAAGCTGGGTGTAGTTCATGCCATTGGGCCCCTTGACATAACACCTTTAGTAGCCGCACCAGTACCGCGCATCTTAATTCCAGACGTTTTAGGCTCACCACCAGAAGATTTATTGATGTTACCTACAGTCATTTCAACTGTATCAGCACGGCTCATGTTTTTACCAGAGCCAGGATTCTCTTTAGGAGCAACCTTCTCGCCCTTCATAGTGTGTGGAGGAGCATAAACGCTGGCATTACCAACTTCTTTACCCATCATCATTTTGCTGTATTTAGCCATTTTAGCCTCGCTTTTGTGCTGCAATTTTTGCCAAACCACGGCCCATTTTCTTCATGTCAGCATTGGTTTTGCCAACATTACCATGTATGGGTCCAGTCTGAGTTTTTGCTTTGGGTCCGCTATTGCCCAAATTCTTGCCTTCGGTCTTGCCTTTTTTAGCGATGCCGTCTGCTGATCGTGTGTATGCCATGTTTAGCTCCTATGAAACTGTAATCGTTACTGTACCAACTTCTGCCGTTCCTACCAAGTAGTTTGGTGTTAAATATGTATCATATTCACTAGCACCACCAACTGGAAACCAACCCCATTGAATGTCCCGTGAGCCACCTGTTAAATTACCCGCCGTATTCAAACCAGCCGTCACATACGTTGTGTCTGGCCGTGGCTGATACAAAGCCTGTGGATCATTAACAGGATACATTCCCAATTGCAACTGCGGTTGATCTGGGTCCCAACAAGCATCACAAACTTTAAGCTGATAAAGCTTGGTCTTAATGACCTCCATCTTTAACTGCTTTAACTTGTAACGCTGGCCACACCGATCACATTCGGCAATAGCATATTTACCGGATGCAAACGGTGTTGTCATTAAGAACCACCACCAATAAACGCTATACGAGGCACCAGCCTCAATGTAGCCTTCTCTCTATCTTCTTGAGCCGCCAAAGCATATTGCTCTTCATAGACGCTCTTTAACATATCCAAACGAGCCTGCAACTCAGGAACCTTCATCGCAATGTAGTACGCCAACCCAGCCGCTACGGCAGGCAGGAAACGAAAATTCATGTCAGATGTCTGTACACCAGCGCCAGTGTCTTGAATACGGCGCATTCTGTAGTACACAAACTGGTAGGGCTGCGAGCCGTCTGGTGTTGGCCACACTGTAATAGCCGGCAACTGGGGCACAAACACAGCTGTACCATCAGCTTGAGCCGCCGCTGTTGTGTTGTTCTGGCCACGGAATACACCACCAAGTGTTAAACCGCTGATATAGGTGTAATAAATATCTTCTGTACCAAGACGAATAAAGCCTGATCCGGCTAATCCATCCACCGCATTAAGCGTTATTGTTGTGGCCGTGGAGGTAATGGCTCCATCAAGAACTAAATCTGTTGGATTGGTTTCACCGGACAAACGCTGAATCCACACTTGGATTGGCCGGCCTTGAACCAATTTGTTAGGAATCGTGGCATAGGTGGAAACACTAATTCTCGTGATACTTAAGTCAGCCTGAGTAGATGCGTTGTTGGCTTGCGTCCGAATCACATGATCCAGTAAGTCAATCGTATCTGTAGGCAGTGCATAAGTAGCCAGACCCTGAACTAAGTTAATAGTCCCAGTCTCAATCGTCCACATATTGATGCCACGATTAGCCCACTCAATGGTCATCAGGTTGAGAGAGCGGCGAGCTGTGCGTAGGTCATAACCAGTACGCATCTCACGGCCAGCTCTCTCCCAAGCTTCTTCAGCAAGCTCAGTGAACTCAAGATTGAAGGAGCTAGTTCCTGTTGTGGTCATTTCTTAGCCGTCTTTGCAGAGTTAATAAACGCCTGTGCTGTAGGCGCACCTTTAGAACCAGGCTTACGCATTTTCTCTTTTGATCCAGCTGCGATACGTTTACGTTTGGCGTTAATGTTGGCATACAAACCAACAGGACCGCCTTCTGCGTATTCAGTAAAGTCTGTGTCATCACGCCGTGCTTTACGGACACCCTTGGGCATCTTTGTAGCACGGATGGCTCCCATTCCACGGCTTGCCATCATGATTTAACACATCTTTCCGCGCGTTTTACCACGCTGAGCAATACCATCACCACGGCTAGAAGCAGTCATACCGCCACCGGCTTTCTTAACAACCTTCTTCTTAGGAGCAGCTGAACCGCCGTCTACATCTTGAGGTGGCTTACCCATCTCAGCTGTAAAAATGCCACGATTCATTTTGCGTTCATAGTCAGCCAGCTCTTTTGCCGTAGGGCCGCCTTGACCACCACGGCCGGCGCCAGCTTTTTCACGCTCTCTGTCTTCAAGCTCAAGCTCCATGTCAGTGGAACCTTTGTATGGGTAATCAATTTCAGGCATATCAGCTCCTTAACACATTCCGCCGCGCTTCATTACAATTTGAGTGCCTTTGGTTTTGCCTTTAGTAGCAATACCATCGGCCGATTTTGTGAAGCCACCTTTAGCAAGCTTAGTCATTGGCTGACCTTTGTGCAAACGGCCTTCGTGTTTGTTTACAGCCTTCTGCATCATGGACTTATCCTGCTTCATGTCCATCTTCATGTCTGCTTTTGCGTCATCATGTTTCATATCGCCACCTTTAGAAAATTTACGGCCTTTGTCGGCCTCATTAAAATCTTTGCCCACAGACATGGGCACTCCAACTTTCTTAGCAAACGATGGCGAATGTGCAATCGCAGCCATGAAATTGTGTTGAGCTTTACTCTTGCTTGGCATTACACCATTCTCCCACGAGTTTTGCCACGTTGGGCAATTCCATCACCACGGTTAGAAGCAGATTTAACTGTACCACCTCTTTTAAAAGTTTTAGGGCTTTCTTCTTCAGAATCCCTTCTAGCTTTATCCACTTCCATTTCTGATAACCTAGCTTTAGAATTTGGAGACAATTCAACTTTATCTCTTGTATTTACAAATTTATCAACTAAATCACCAAGTCCTGATTTATCTACTATTTTTTTGCCGGCACCAGTTTTTTCATCAATGTAACGCCCAACTTCTGAGCCTATACCAAAAGCATTTCCCGCCAATCCTGCACGGCCCATAGAACGCAACATAGCACGACCAGCTGCATCACGTTGAGAAACATTTCCCATATAAGACTTACGGCGAGCTTCAGTTTGTGCCGGACTTTCATTGTTACTTCTTACAATACGATCAAGATCCGAATTTTGAGAAGCAACAACATCTTCCAATAAATTTGGTGTTATATCTTGAGCATTTGTTTGATTTGGAGAACGGTAGTTGTAACCTTCTTTAGCTGGCTTATTTAGGCGTCCCATTTTTATCTCCCTTGGCGAATAAGTTGGTCAATCTTTTCTTCAAGCTTGTTAAAGCGTTGGTCAATGTGACTTGAAATGCGATCAATTTCTGCTTGAGTAACGTTATCACGGGCAACCTCCTCACGGGTTTTGTTGAGCAATATGGTAATCCGAGCCAGCTCCCTGAACTTCTCATTCATCATGTACCCTAACAGCGATATTAACAGTGTTAATATGGCCGACCAAACAATGTTCAAATCTAGCATTTCCACTTCTTCAATGCTTTATTGATGCGTGAGTCTGGATCTTTTGCCGTTTTTTCGCTGGTTAACTTCTTCTTCATGCCGCCCATCCTCGCACAGAATGAGTCTTTGCGAGAGCCTCCTTCCGGCTGGGGAGGTTTCAAATTCATGCCTTGCTTTTTCGCGGAGGCGCGTCCCTTGGCATTCAAGCCACCAGTCGGACTTTTTCCTTCTTTCCTTTGCCATGCTGGACTCTTAGCCATTTGCTACTTTCAGTTTGGACTTACGAACCATCTCTAACAATGGAATAACAACTTCTTCTCTAAAGTTGTTTTCAAACGTATCCGTTCCAACGTGCGGCAAACTAATGTCCACATCAATGTAAATCTTGTATCCGTGCTCGCGAGCTCTGTCGCAGAACAAGTAATCTTCGCCTACATACTTTCCGTCTTTTAACGCAAAGTCAAACAGCGCGGTGATCTGTTCACCCTTGAATTCATACGTCCAGTCTGAATGGGCTTTTACCATATCTTCTAAGACATGACGCTGGATCAACATGAACCCAGTTCCTACACGCTCTACGCGCATGAGAGAGCCATCAAACTCTAGGTCTTGGTTCTCATCAAAATAGAGATCGGCAAAGAAGTAACGGTCTTTTGCTCTACGTGGGTAGGCTCCGGCCGTAATGTCTTTGCCTGAACTCTGAGCCATCAAACGAAGAATATCGTCTGGTGTGGCAATAACATCGGAATCAACAAACAACATCTCTGTGCAATCTGACTTAAGGAACTCATGCACCAATTGGTTTCTGGCCATAGTGATAATTGAGCACCCAGACACATCGCCCATATTAACGGCAACACCAAACTGCATAGCCTTGGGCATTAAAGCCGCAAGGTTGTACGCAGTCTTGATATTGATCTTGCCGTCATAGGCTGGGATCGCAATAAATAATTTGCGGCCAGACAGAACTGCTTGTTTAGCTTCAGCCATAGTAAATCTGCGTTGAATCAATATTGGTCATCAGTGCATAAATGCCTTGAGTAGCTAATACTCCTTCGCCCGGAATAATGGGTGCATTACTAAAGGTATCAGTACTGTCTATTTCGTAAGTCATTAGCCACCGACCACCGCCACTTACATACGAAGCCGCAGTAGAAGTGATAGTGCCAGTGTTAATGTCTGTTAGCGTAAATGTACTTGACGAAGCAACAGTAATAACATAGTTGCCGTCTGTTGCCGACTGACTTGTGTTGCTGTCAAAGTGAATACCAACAACATTGCCCGTAGACAGGCCGTGAGCAGTTTTTGTTACCGTTACAGTTGTACCAGAACGAGCGTAGGTAACGCTA